AACTTGGTTTGGCAGGTTCCTTAATCTCTTCAAATAAAAACTTTGAATCCTCAGCCTCTTTCAGTGCTTTTAACTGTTCATCCAGTCCGGATAAAGTCTCATTTTCAAACTTTATCTTTTCCATGTCCAGTAAAGCCCTTACAGCCCTTGAATTTTTAGCCTTAGCATTTCCGAGTGCATTATCAATGGCATTGTCTAATTTTATTTTAGATATGTTTGCCTCATACTGCTCCTTTGTTGCCTTGTTTTCATTCTGAAGCTGTTTAATAGTATTTTTAAGAGCCTCAACATCTCCTGTACTGTTCTTAAGTGTTTCAAGCTGTTTATCTCTTTCAGATATCTGCTTTTTCAGTTCATTCTTGTCATCAATAAGCTCTTTAAATCTTGCGTAAGGTACAAATTCTTTCAACTGTTCTGAATTTGCATTCAGTACTTTTTCTATTTGTTCCTCAGTCAGTCCTATTGCAATCAAATCTTCCTTTTTCATGCTACCCTCCATTTTTACGTCTGTCGACGAATTATTTTTGATTTGTTCTTTTACGCCTTCAAATCCAAAAAAGGCGAAATAAAAAAAAGAGCAGTCGTTAAACCGCTCTTGAATTATTACTATTTACCTTCTTCTGTTCTCCATTTGAAAAAATTAGCCCAGTATGGATTTTCATTATCAAATATTTCTTTCTGTTCTTTTGTAAGATTATGTGGGTAATCTCTAAATAAATTAAAGATTACTTTCTTATCAAAAGAAAATAAATGTTCTCCAAATGTGTCAATATTGCTGACCCACCAAACTTTATCGGCAGGATTTTCTTTGTAAAAATCACTTAACATCTCCGTCATACCCTTTCAACTGTTCAATTTCATTGGTATTTATATAGCCCAAGATTTCTTCAAATTCTTTGTTGTCTTTCAATGAATCTATATCAAATATCACATTTTTAGGTTTCAATTTCATCCCGTACACTGTGTGGGATTTTTGACACCCGAACCTGTTTTTTAACACTCTATCAGTCAAAATCTGATAACCGTTATTAAATTTATCCTGCAGTTCTAAGTAATAATACCTGTTCGATTCTCTCTTTACTATGGCCGCATGTCTTCCAATTCCCAAATAATATTCCTTTTCGTCTTCTGTAATAAAATCTAACAGTTCTTTTATTGCTCTAAAATCATTTGAGTTTTCAACTATTAAGCTTTTAACACCTTTCATTTGTGCTATATCCAATATATTTTTTCGGTTTGAAAAAAACATTTGAGAATTTCCGCCTCTAAAATCTAATACATCCATTCCATTCCTATTCCCGATATAAGCTAAAGCCACTGATGAACAGGATCCATTTGTTTCATCGCCTCCTGCCAACCGCATTATGATTTCATAATCTTCCAATTCTCTGTTCAATTTTCCCACTTTTTTGTACTCAACCTTGTTAAGTTCCAAGTTTTTCAAAATTGTACTGTTCTTCCTTATTTCTTTTATTATACCACTTTTTTCAGTTTTTTCAAAGGGATTCTTGCTGATATATTTTTCTTTCCACTCGCTATATTTCATATCCGCCGGAACATACTCAGTTTCTCCTGTTGTCTCATTCCTTGCTGCTCTTTCACCTTCCATGTCATCAAAGTACGGAGCCGTTGTTGTCCTGCAACGTACGTGAAATGGATTAGCTGTGACTCCGACTTCATAATCCTTTAAGTCAAATACTTTTCCGTCCATGTCCTGACATATATCCGATGTCCTGTTATCCAGTGTGGCCACTATCTCATACTTTTCTACTCCCAAATCCTGATAACTCTTAAGCCTTGCCCTGCTTGAGTAAGCCGCACTCTCAGTATACACCAGCCTTGATGCATTTGCTTTCGACACTTTCATTTTCTCAGCTATTTTATCTGCCAGTTTCTCTAAACTGTCGCCTCTGATAAATGCCTGCGTCATTTCTGTATGTAGAGTGTTTATAAGTTTGTCCTTGTCTTCCCAGATCCTGTCAGAAAAGTTTTTTCCATCGGGAGCCCATGGCTTTTTAATAACCGTATTTACTAATTTGTCATTCAGACTGTATATGTTTGTTCCTACCCCTGTACCTTTTGCTATCTGAAAAGCTGTTCTGTTGTACTGGTCTTTATAAAGATTTTTAAGATAGCTTTCAAATCCACTTTCACGGCCGTTATAAAGCTTTTCTATTTCCCCTCTTACCTGCAACTTCATAGCCTCGAGCCGTTCTATGTGTACCCTTGCACTGGCATTCTCAAGCTCCTTGCTCCAGTCTTTTTTGATTCCATTTTCCTCTCCGTGCTTAATGTACTCATCAAGTGTCCATCTGAATTCCTTAAGTTCCTTGTCATTCAGCATCTTCTTAGCTTCTGAAAGTGATACGTCATTGTTTTTAGCTATTCTGTTGTACCACACTTCGATATCCTTGTTCATTCTCGCAATAGCCCTCTCGTATTCAAGCTGCTGTCTTCGGAATTCGTCTCCCGCTATTTTATTAAGTCTTTCTTCCTCTTCAATAAACCTGTCCTGCCAGTATTTCTTACTCATCTACATCATCGAAGTGGTTATGTTCTCCGAATTCCCCATAATCTTCAGTCTTAATTTTTTCCTCACGTTCCTTCTTCAGCTTTTCTTGTTCAGCCTGTACATCTGTCACCCATGGGTGTTGGGCAAGTATTGTTTCCTCAGATATTATTCCAACTGAATTTTTGATGTCCGTTATTGCCTGACTTTCATTAACTAAAATATCCCTATTCAGTACTACTTCAACTTTCTCACCTAAGAAATCACCCTGACCTGTATTTTTTAAATGATTTGCGACAAACCACAGCAGTTCTTCAAAACTTGCCTGGAATTCAGTTTCAAAGTCGTTCGCCTCCAAATCTATATCTGAATACATGGAACGGATATTCAACTGATTCGGATTATTTCCAAGTGTATCGGCCTTGCTGTCAAATCCTGCTCCATTTTCTATTATTGTCTGTTTCAGAAGTTTAACTATCGCATCATAATTTCCCGCATTCACTTCAACCTGTAAGCTTGACACTTCCCCTTCTTCCCTGACCTTTACTGCTCCGTATGTTGCCAGATTTCTTCTAAACTCACCCAGGTTCTCACCGTCATAGTTCTTTATAACAAGTATTGTGTTCCTGCTATCCTCCTGCATGTTATTCATGAAATCACTCATAAGCATATTAAGTCCATCCTGTAGTGATTTCACCCTGTTAAGCAGAGGCTGCTCCAGTTCGTCCGCCCTGAAACTTATAAGTGGTATTCTTTGCCAGTTATATGGTGTATCATCAACTGTCAGGTATGCTTTTTTTTCAACCAGGTTAAGCTTATTATCGTTCAGTATGTAATATTCAACTCCTGAGTCCTTGTATAACTCTATATGCGTTTCTTTTTCGTATCTTCCGTTTCTGTATACCTGGTTAACATATTTTCTGATTGCGTATTTAAGTTCTGTGTGGTCGTTGTCAGTCCACACAGGAATAACTTCGACTGAATTAATCCTCTTAAATTTCAAATTTCCTTCTTCATCAACATATAAAAATAGCCATCCGATGCCGTTGTTATATACATCAGTGGCTATCCTTTTAATCGTTTTGAGGAATCCTTTATCGAATAAATCATTAAGCAGTTCGTTGTATTTTTCATTGTCAGTACTTATGCTGGGTGTCTTAGATGCTATATAGTTTACTTTCTGTTTTACCAGTTTTTTATACTGATTGTTAACAATCTTATTATTCGGCAAGTTGTTAACAGTTATCAGTTTTCCGTCATCACCTATCGCCGTTCTGTTTCTTTTCAGTATATCATGTTCCCCTGCATAATATCTGTTACCGTCAAGCATCATTCTGTAACTGTCACTTGAAAAGTGCCACATTATAATGCTTTCAACTTCCGATAAACTTATATTGTCCTTTTCCATTTTATCTTTTCTCCTAAAAAATCTTTTTATAAACTCAAACATTTCAGCTCCTTAATCAAAAGAAAATGTAGGGCCTTTCGTGTAATCCTCCAGTGCATACCGCATTGCATCCATCAAATGGTTGAAATTGTCCACGGGCTTATTGACCGCATTATCGAACTTGTCCTTATCCCACATATAGTTTGATATCTCGGTAATGAAATTAACGCATCGCGGATGTATTATGATTTTATAATCCTGAATGTACTGGATTCCGTTATTAATACTGTCCTTACCTTTCCTTGAGTTCCTTATTCCCTTAAGCCCTAAGTCGTAAAGCTCGTCTATTGATTTCGGCTCCTGACTGTCGGCGGTTATTTTTTCCTTTCCATACCCTTTGCGGATTATTTCCTCCGCTATTTCCCTGTTCTTCATGGCATTCTGATAAATCTCATCAAATACATATATTGTCCTGTTTGCCACATCTATCAGCCCACAGAATAACGCAGTAGGGTCGTTGGTATACCCGAAGTCAAGCCCAAATGCCGATTTGACTCCGTGCATTTTCGCCACTTCTGTATAATCAAATTCCTTCTCTTCCCAGTTCTCATAGACAAGTCCGTCTACTATTCCCCAGTTTCCAAGCCCTGCGACCTGATACCGTCTGGGATTGTTCTTCTTCATGTCCTCGAACAACTTCTTATCGCTTTCGTCAAGCCATTCGTTACACATGTAGTTCGTTGTTTTTGCCAGTATGTTTTCGTCTTCGACGTCAAAAAATCTTTTTTTAAGCCAGTGTCGTTCGTTCCAGGGGTTGAAAGTAATTGTAATCTGTTTAAATAAAGGCTCTTCCACTATCCCTCTTATGCTCTCGTCAAGCATGTCGAAATCCTGCTCCCTGTTTATTTCATAAGCCTCTTCAACCCATGCCCAACATAAATTTCCAGTTTCAACTGTTATCGAAGTAACTTTAAGCGGATCGTCTAGCCCTCTAAATAGTATTTTCTGCCCTGTTGGGATATAAATAATTTCAAGTGGGCTTTCTTTGATACTCCAGTAGTCATTTACTTGAAGTTTGTTTATTGCCCATTTCAAATCTGCAAAGCAACTATCTTTTAAAGTTCTGTATACTTTTCTTATAACCAACAAGTTAGATCCAGGATATTTCATTAGTGCAAAAATAAAAAAAAGAGCTGTCGTTTTGCTCTTCTTACTTGCCCGGCTACCTTTACAAACTCTATACCTTCCTTTGAAGTTCCAAAAATCCTTATATCCTTTTCCAACTAATTGTGGCAGTTTTACTTTCTTACTCTTCAAGTTCGCTCTCACCTACAATCATAACTGGAATAACCCCTTCAACTTCAACTTTATCAGTATATAGCCTATATCTTTTACCTAAAAGTTCTGCCGCTTTCAGTCTATCTTTTAAAT